AACCAGATTTTATTGCACAAGGAGCACAACCCCAAGTAGAAACATACTTCTCATAACTACCGCATTTTTTACAGGCAGTAGAACCTTCATAAGTTTTCTTACCTTCTTTTATTGCATTTTCACGAGCAGCACTTTTTTGAGTATATCCTTGTGCTTTTGCCTTTTCTTTATTTCTTTTTAAATTTTCCCCCATTATCCGTTTCCTTTCTTCGGGGGTATATTTTGGTTTAGTCATAAGTATTTGTAACTCCAAAGTGTATAGTTATTTATAATACTTTGGAGTTAGAGAAGGTCATTGATGCAACTTAATGTGTACGTTATCTTTAATTGTATTATAATCCGAGTTAATACCACCCACATCAGATGTAAATACTTCTTCAAATCCACTACGTTCAATAATCTTATCTTTGATTTCCATTTGTCTTTTTTCTCTTTGTATTCTACGAAGAAAAGCATAATAAACAATTTGCGTAAAATAAGCAAATGGATTTGTACGTTCTATATCAAATCTATCAATATATTGAACGCAATTTTCAACACCATCACTTATCATATCTTCACGAAACATATAGTTTACAAAGTTGGGACGATATGATAAGTGAGTAGCAATTTTTAAAAAACACTCACCCAAATAATTTGAAATCCTTGGTGGTGGTGTTCCATTTTCTTTTGCAGCATCTATTCTCATATTGTATGCAACTAATGCATCGTGAAAATCTTTATTATTTACATAATGTGGATTTTTCTTTACTTTATTCATTTTTGAATTTGATTTGTTCTTATTATAACATAACAATCAAGAACTTGACAACTTTCCCCAAACTAACTAAAATAACTCTGTGGGTTTTGAAGAATGGGTGTATCTAAGTTTTACTATTAGATTTATAAAGCTTTTCTAAGGATACTCTAGCATCAGCAATTGAAGAAATGAAACCCATATTTGAACTTAGTTGTGATTTGCTAGATATTTTATTTCTTTCTCTAATATATTTTTGATATACTTTAATAATAGAACTATCATTTACTTCTGTCATTGTGATTATTCTATTCATTTCTACAATAAACATTGTATCATCAGTAAGTTTCATCCAAGGAATAACTTTAAGTGCTGTCATTCCAAGCTGACGGATTGTGATAGTTTCCATTAAAACTGGATTATCAAGAATTAAAATAGTTCTATCTTGTTCTTCACAAGGACATACTTTAGAAAATACTTCTTCACCTGATACCATCTTGATTGCTGCATAAAATTCTTCTTCGTACATTACTTTTTTTCCTTAAATTCTATTTGTATAATTTCGTAATTGAATTTTTCTTCATTATAAATCTTAATTCTTTCAATCAAATGATTTAATGTATAATTTTTTTTTGATTTATAAGTACAATCGTCTGCAATATCATATAATACTGCTTGTGATTTGTTATCTCCTTTACGAAGAACTCTTCCAATACTTTGAAGATTTCTTATTCTTGATTTTGATGGTGAAGCAAAGATTACATTATGAAGATTTTTAATGTTAATGCCAGTAGAAAATGTACCATATGATGCAACAATAATTGCGTCTTTTTCTTTTTCAGTAATTTCTCTTACCTTTTCTCTTTCTTCTACATCTACCCCACCATAGACAAAAAATACTTTTCTATCTTTTGATGCTGAATTATTTATAAGTTCATAAAGTGGTTGTCCGTGACTTTCTACACGATTAAAAAGAACTAAACTATTTCCATTTAAATCTAAAACAAGATTTTTAATAAAGTTATTTCTTTTTTCGTGAGTAATTAAATATTGTATTTCTTCTTCATATTCATTAAATTTATGTTGATCGTGTTTTAAAAGAAGAACTTTAATATCTAGTTTAGATAAATGGCCTTTATCAATCAGTTCTTTTGTTTGTGTGACTTTATAAGAAGGGCCAAACAATCCCTCAAGCACCCACTTATGCGTTTGCGACCCATCCAAGGTGCCTGTAAATCCATAACGATACTTCGTATTATCCAATTTCGTCATAATCCCTACAAGCGATTTTGACTTGAATAGGTGTGCTTCATCGCCAATCACTACACCAAAATCATCAAAGAATTTTCTAGGAAGATTATAAACGGATTGCCAGGTTGTGATGATTACGTTTTTATTTGTATCTTTTTCTTTTCCAGAATAAATTTTATGGCAATAATCTTCGGCATTCCAACCATAATCTTCAAAGTCCTTATACATCTGTTCTACTAATGATGTAGTAGGAACTACTACAAGTATTTTTTCATTCTTATCTGTAAAATATCTTACAATAGAATATATCATTAAAGATTTACCAGAAGCAGTTGGTGAAATCAAAAGCTTACGATTGTATTTTAAAGCATCATAAACAGCATTAATTTGATAATCTCTTGGTTCGTGTCTAGATATTTTTTTCATATAATCAGTCACACCTTCGTGTGAAATCATCAAATTCTCTTCAAATGGGTCTCCATAAAATTTATTATGTTTAAACTCAATATTATATTCAGAATTTTTTGCCCAAGATAATATTTTATCTAAAAGACCAACATAAATTTCTCCAGTATGATTGCTGTAGAGTCTTATTTTTCCATCCCAATGTTTACTGCGATATTGGGGCATAAATTTTGCTCCTGGTACATCAAAAGTAAAATGATCAAATAACTCTTGATGAATATGCGGATCTGCTTCAACCTTTAAATATATTTCATTTTTCTTTTGTATAATAATATCAGTCATATCCTGCCGTGAATTTAAGAAATTCGATACTATTTTTGATTTGATAAGTTCTATTTAATATTGTTTTGAGAATACTATCCAAATAATTTAACATTGTTTGATAATATTCTATTTTGGATATAGATTTTAAAATTTCTTCATCTGCATCCATATACTTATCTATATCTTGTCTTAATACCTTATAATCAAATGGATGTTCTCTATAAACTTCTGGTTCTGCTTTTCCTGAAAAATACATCCATTTATTTTTTTTAATTATCTTAAATTTATTTTCTTCTAGTTTTTTTAGAAGAAGAATATTATTATAAATCTTATAATATTTTGCGTGAAGTGAAGGTATTTTAATGGATTCTGTGTGCAAATTATCTGGATCTATCTTTGCATCTTCTTCCCATAATGATTGTATTTCATCAAGATTCATAACTACAAAACAACTATGTCATATATAGAATACTTAAAACTAACCTCTGCTATAACATAGTTAATATCTGTAGATTTTGAATCAAATTTAATCGTAGATAAACTTACAGGAAACATATCTTTAAAATGAATATCAACAATTGGATTAAAGTTGCTATTATAAATTTTTAATGTTGCATCTGAATATTCATTAAATGAATTTTTTACAGATGTATTTGGAAAATACTCATCTTCTGCTTTTAAATCTATAAATTCTTGAATACTATTTGGATATCCAAGACCTCTTAACCAATTATGTACTTGAAGATAATTTTCTAAATTTTCATCTACAAAAAATTCTAAAGAAAAATCATCATAAGTTAATTTATCACCTGGAACCGGAATATCTTTAAGATATGTTGGTTGCATTGCAACACCAAGATTAATTCCAGGCACTTGAGCAGAATTAGAAAAAAAATCAACCTTTGGTATTTTTGTAATTGAAAATTTAAATCCAGCAGGAGATAGATAATTACGATTTGATATTTGCTTTGCCCAAGGTGATTGCGACATTTTTATTTGTATTTAGATAAAAAAAGGGCCCCAATTGGGACCCTTGAACATATGTAAGAAAGACTTACATTAAATTGTCTACACGCACACGACGGTAGTAACGGTTTGCATTAGCAAGAAGACGACCAGAACCCTGAGCAGTACCCTCAGCGAATGGATTAGCAACCATACCATAACGAGTCTTGAACCCGATTTTTGGCTGGAAGGTGTTCTCACCAACGGCACGAACCATTTGGAGGGGCACATAAGGACAATAGAAGAGTCCTGCATCATAAGGCGAAGAACCTTTATATCCTACAACGTAGTACTGATTAGCAGATACGTTAGCAGCATATGGGTCAATATATACACGATACTTGCCTTGAAGAACACCAGCAAAAGTGTTGCCGGTATCATCAACATTCAAGTTTGCATTGAGTGCTGGGGTATAATCAAGAACACCTGCCATTGTGAGTGCCGAAGCAACGTCAGCAGAGCAGAGAATCATATTACCCTTTCCTCTACGAGTTCTTTGTGCGATTGCGTTTGCATCGCGCTCGATTTGGAATAAAAGACCTTTGAACTTCTCAACGGACCAACGTCCGTTTGAATCCACATCGAGGTCGAAAATACCAGCAGTAGCGGTATTAACAGCAGCACCTTGCTCGGCAATTTTATAAACGGTACGAATTACTTCACGGTTAATTTCAGCAAGAATCTCAGTGGAGAGAATGTTTGCCAATTCCGCTTCAGCATTTAGTCCGTGAATTGCCTTGAGGTCTTGTGCAAGCTCAAGTGAATACTCGGCTTTCAGAGCGCGTGACTTTGCAGTAACAGTAACTTTCTCGATTGAGAAAGCCATTTCATTGAACTGGTTACCAGCTGCATCTCCAAGTGCTTCAGCAGAAGCAGTACCCATTGCTTGACCAGTAGCATAGGTATTAGTTGCAGCAGTTCCAACTGGATTCAAAAGTCCAGGATTGGTTCCTGCTGGGTTTGAAGTAGTACCGAAACCAGCTGCGCCATCAGTGAAACCTGAAGTAACATCAAAACCGGAATCTTGACCGGAGAATGAAGTATCTGCTTCGTTGAAGAGTGCTTCAGATCCCGACTGATTAGTATAACGTGAACGCATTGCGAAGATAAGTCCAGTAGGACCATTCATTGGTTGTACACCAGCAAGGTCATAAGCGACCAAGTTAGGCATAGAACGACGAATTAGGCTAATTAGAACTGGGTCGAAACCTGCTACAGGACCGGTTGCAGTAGAAGAACCACTGAAACCACCAGACCCTGCGGCCATTGTTGGTGTTTCATAAAGGAATTGATTTTCCTCTCTTAAAAACTTTTCTTGATTTTCTAACAGGACTGCGGTTACCATTCTGCGATGTGAGTCCTTGATTGAATCAAGACCCTCATAATTAAGTAGTGGTGCCCACTTCTCCTGCAGACGTTCTCCATCGAACATTTGCATTTGTTTTACCTCTTTTGGAAATTGTTAGTTTGATTTATGATTTAAAAATCACTTTTTAGAAACTCGGCTCAGAGTCTGAAGATACGATCCCATTACACCAGAAACTGGTTCATTATAATTTGTTTCTTCAGATAATGTCTCTGAATAATCTCTTTGAGCACTAGTGTTTCTTGGGAAATAAGATTCCTTTAAAGTTACTAGTTTCTCACGATAGTTTGCTTCACTATCAAACTCAACATTTTCAGCAAGAGAAGCGAGTTTATCTTTCTGAGAAGTCGCTAAACCCTCAGTGATATCAGAAAAAATAACATCGGCAACCGACTCTGCTAATCTTTGATTTAGAGCAACATTTCTTTCAATTTGCTCGTTGAGTTTTGTCTCCATATCATCTAATTTGTCTACCATACTCTCAAGAACATTATATTTATCGTCAGGGATTGTTACATAATGATCTTCAAAAAGACCTTTCATTCCTTGTAGGAATGATTCGGTCATCTCGGTCTTGAGACCTTGCTCTACAACAAGAGCATTTTCTTGCAACCATTCATCGGCAACATACTCAAGGTATGCATCGACTCTTTCTACAAGTTGACCTTTCATTGAATCAACTTCTTCAAGAAGTTTGGATTCATAATGCTCTTCTAATGATTCATAAATTTCTGAAATCTTAGCATTAATTGCTGTTTCGAAAATAAGTTTTGCTTTCTCTCTAAATTCTTCGGAGAGATCTTCACCAGCAAGAAGAGCATCAACATCTTCTTCAATGTTAATAGATTCTTCTACTTTCTTTTTCTTTTTCTTTTTATCTTCTTCTTCGTCATCATCTTCATCTTCAGATTCGTCACCTTCCGATTCTTCATCTTCAGATTCTTCATCTTCAGATTCTTCATCATCATTTTTATGTTTGGCTTCTAGAAGTTCTTCATCTTCTTCGAGTGCTTCAATTGCTTCTTTCATTTTCTGCATTGCTTCTGCAGATTTAGCACCTTTAGTCACAACATTCTTTACGGACTTAAGTGTTCCGGTAGGAGTGATGAGTTTTGCAGAATCATCATCGGAACGATAATTCTCTGGTGTTGGTCCACCGAGGTCTTCCCAATTACCAGTTTGACCAGGAGCAATGCCCGTAGTCAACTTTTGCATTGGTTCTGCTGCCTTTGCATTTGCATTTACGGCAGTGCGAGATTGGGTTGTGCCTGTTTCCATTTCTTGTAAGTTTTTACCACGGGACATTTGAACTCTCCGATTTACCTATGTTAAATCTATATTTATTTATAATTTAAAGATTTGATAGAAATTCTTGAAATAAATTCACTTTGTGTTCATCAAGAATTTTTTGATCTACAAGAGTATTAATTCTCTTGTATGTTTTTTTTGCTGCCTGTTCTTTTAGAATTCCACCATCCCAACACCATTCTTTACCTTCCATAATGCCCTGAACAAATGCATCAGGTGCAGATGGGTCCGCAACAAGATCAGCAGCAGTTGCAAGCATAAAGTCTTCACCAACAATTTTGTGTCCTTCATTTGTTTGAAGCAATGAACCAACACCACGAGAAGAAACTCCAAGAGTTACACCTTCACCAATCAGTGATTGTGCAATTTTGCCCATTGGTGTAGATAAAAGTTGTGCTCTTCCTTTAAAATTATTTCCTTCACGAACAAGTGAAGTGATCATATGAGAAACACGATCCAAATTTACAGTTGGTCCATCAGGATGCCCAAGTTCACCAAGAGCACGACCTTTTTGAACAAATGTTTCATTATATCTGTTCACTTCACGTTCTAAAATATGGATTGGGTATTCTCTATTGTTACGATTTTTAACACCACCTTGAAGAAATGTTCCTTCAATAAACATTTTTTTGGAAGCACCCCTTCCTTCAGTGATGAAATTGACTTTTTGTACTTCTTCTGTGATGAGTTTCATTTTAGGTTACTGATGCGGTTTGGACTTCTGCAATACTTACAGTTGTTGCTGCGGGAGAAAAAACAGAAACTTTTACACTTCTAGATATAATTGCATTTGTGACTGCAATTCCAGTTACAGTGGAACTATTCCAACCTAGTGTAATTGATGATGCATTTGACGCAGTAACTTGTGTATGTGATGTATTTACTCCAGCGGGAGAACCACCAGAGATTGTTACATAATCACCCACTATAAATGGATTTCCGTTATTTTCACCAAATTCGACAACTGTTGTTGCTCCTGTAGTAATTCCTGAAATTCTTTGTCTTGCAACTCTTTGTTTCAAAACATCAGCACTATTTGGAACAATCATAAAATCATTTGCAGTTGCTACTGGATTTTCAGAAATCTGAATATAAGCAGCAGTTGACCCACAAGAAACACGAAGATATCCAGATTGAAGAGAAATTGCATTAGATGTTGTTGTTGCTGCAGCAGAAACACTAACAGCATTAACTGTTTGTACAATTCTAAAAGCCATTAGACTTCTTCCTCATCTTCTTCGTATTCGTCATCACCTTCTTCATATGTCTCCGAATCCTCTTCACCAAAAAGACTAGAAGCAACATAAGGTTTTGCGTCTTCTACTCTTCCGGCACTTTTTGCAAACAGAATATCTTTAATTCTGTCTGCAATTTGTGAAGGGGAATCATCAGTAACAATCATATCTACTAAATCTTCCATATTTTTATAATGTATAATAACTAAGAACTATTTATATCTCTCCACCTTTCGGCATTTCAATTTCTGCTGCTTTTCCTTGTTTTTCTAAATCTGGTTCCATTATTGGTTGCCCTAAATTCATTTCGTTGGGAGAAGATTGCATCGGCATTCCAGTAGTTGGGTCAATTGGTTGATTTGGATCTGGAATAATTCCTTCTTTAATTTCTTTTTGAATTTGAGCATCAATTTCTTTCATTTGTCCATCAGATTGCTTTAATACTTTTGATCTGATGTATTGTGCTGAAAAGTATTTACCAATATAAGGTTCCATTGCAGCAACAACCCCAAGTTGATCATTGCGAAGTTCATTTTCTTTTAGATCCGAAAAATGATTATCATAAACATAATCATATTGAATATGCTCTCTCAAAACTTCCCAATCTTGTAGTGTAACTATATTTTTCAAAATCAATTGTGTTTTTAGCATATCATTAAAGACTTCTGAAAATCTTTTTCTAAGTCTTCCTACAAATCTAGTAAATTTAAGTTCATCTCTTAAAATTTCAGATGAACGGCCAAGATTGAAACCACCACCACCAACATCGATTCGACTTGAAGGTACATTTAACGATTTGTAAAGTTTCTTTTGAAAATATTCAATATCAGCAAGTTCTCCAAGATTTTGTCCGCCTGGAAGTGTAGTAATTTCAGTTCCTCTTCCACCCTCTCTTCGTGGTAACCAGAAATCTTCCAACATAGCCATATATTTGCGATCATCTTTAATCTCTCCTGTATCTGCATTATAAACTAACTTATTTCGATAACGATTCATCACATCACGAAGATATTGTTCTGCTTTAATTTTTGGAAGATTGCCGACATCAATATAAAATATTCTTCTTTCTGGTGCTCTAGAAAGTCTATAAATCACAAGGCTATCTTCAATCATTCTCAATTGATTGAGTGCTTTAATTGATTTATGAAGATAAGATAAAATAGTTTGCTTATTTCGATCTACAAGACCTGATGTTACATAGGTAATAGCATCTTTTGCAATTTTTACACTTTTTGCATCATTGCGAAAAGAGATTGATCCACTTGATCCAATAGAAGAATTTGGATCATAAAGATAATATTCTTCTATTTTTGGTGCTTGATGAATATCTATTGGTTCGTTACTTCTACTTGATGATGCTGGAAAATTTGCATTTTGTCCAGTTTGTTCTGCCTTACGAATAAAACGAATTTTAATTGGATCAATATATCTAATTTCTTGAATTCCAGCAGAAGGATTTTTTAAGTCAATTACTTTATGGTAAAAAATCTTTCCATCTACGTACCAATTTCTAAAAATTTCGTGTGCTTTTCTATCAAAATCCATAATTTCTTTAATGGATTTAAATTCATCACGAATAATTTGTTTTAATTTGTCTGATGCTGGAAGATTTGAAAGTTCGATTTCTACTGGTGAATCATTCAAATCTGATACAATAGCTTCATTTACGACATCTTCAATCGCACTATCACATTCTGGGTGTAAAGCCATTTCACGATATCTTTTTACAAGATCTTGTTCATTCTTATAAACACCTTCAATATCTACATATTGCCCATAAAAACCACTTTGAATGTAATAATCAGATTTATCTTCTTCATTAGGAGGAACTGGAGAAACAAGTTTTTTTGACTTATCTACTCCAGTATCTTGTATTTTGAACCCAAACAACTTAGACATCAATATAATAAAATAGTTTCTACTATTTATGTTTGTTTCGATGTGCCAAGTTGAGAAGCGCCAGTATTATCAAGAGCATCCCACCATTGAACTTGCAAATCTACTGTAAATTCTTCAATTGTATCTGAAGAATCATAAGAAACATCAATTGCACTTATAGCAGTTGGAAATACCCCATAAAATTTATACTGTTTTAGTATAGGTATTTGACTATTAGTTGTTGGAGTTGAACCGGTAAGGTCTGCTCTTCCAAGTTGATATATAATTGCATCTTGTTGATAAGTATTCGGATCAATTTTTCCAGCAGCATCTTCGTTTTTATTCATATAATTGATCCATCTTTCGAAAGCATTTCGAATGTGGAAATCGTTATCATTAATTACAGTAATCGCCCAAGGATCAAATGTGCGATCACCAGCAATTTTAAGATTTCTTCCTCTAAATGGAATATCAATAATACCCAAAGTAGATGCAGGAAGATTTGCTGCTTTAATTAAAAATCTAGTTTTATCTGAAAGATCGCTTTGATTTCCAGTATGAGTCGCACTATAAACATCAGAAGGAAAAGTAATTTCGCATTCAAATAAATTAGATCTTACTCCTCCCCCAGACATTCTACTTTTGAACTCATTTAAAGTTCTAGTATTTGGGTTTTGGGATCCACCAGTAAAAGCATTGGATTTGTTAGCCATTTTTTGTTACCTCTTTGTGTTAAACTGAACCTACGACTTCTTCAAAACTTACACCTGTGCGAGTAGCAACAAAGGTAAGACCGATGAAGTTGATAGATCTTGCTGGTTTTACGAAAATATCAGCTCTAAATTGATTTGCATCAATTATGTCTGGAGTATTATTTGTCTCATCACAGATAACTAAGAAGTCACTCATTCCTCTTTTTGCTTTTACATCACGAAGATAAGGTTCGACAATATTGATAAAATTGGATCTAGTAATTACATCATTAAACTCAAATAGTTGTGCTCTTGCTGCTCTTTCGATTGTTTCTTCGAGCGTAAGGAATAAACGACGAACATTAATTCTATCAAATGCAGAAGCATAAGATAAAGCAGTTTTGTCACCAAAAAGAATAATTCCAGAACCAGGTGAATAGATAATTGGATTAATTCTTTTTGGATATAGAAGGTCTCTTTGACCTTGTGATGGATTGTATGCAAGTTTCACAGCATTACTAATTGCTCCTCTTGAAGAACCAGCAGGAGAGAACCACGGGAATTGGTTGATTGATGTTCTAGCCATCAATCCAGCAACATCTGCATTGCAAGGTATGTATCTAAATGTATTATTGAAGCGATCAAATGTATACTTATATCCAGTATCAAAAACTGCATAGGAACTTGATGTTATGGGATCAAAGAAATTAATAATATTTGTAGTTTGTGTATCGGTGCTTGTGATGTTCAATACTCCAGATTTGTATGGAGAAATAACAGCTATACAATCTTTTCTTTCTTCGGCAATTGAAATTAAAGTATTTGCTTTTGACTGTGCTTCAAAAATTGAAGCACCACTAGATGGACCATTAATCAGAAAATTGATTGAATACTCAGCAGGATTTCTAAAAATTTCATAAGATGAAATAATATCTCCAAATGTCGGTGCCATTCCCCCAGTTGAACTATAATCAACACCACCAGTTAAATTGTAAGTTATATTTCCAATTCCTGCAAATGAAGTGCTTTGGGCATTAGTGCCCCAATTTCCCGTACTTGTATTGGTATAACCAGTATATGTTGTAAAATCAGTAGCAGAACCAGTAGGAGCAAATCCGGCATAAATGTAATTTGATATATCTGCAATTGAATCTTTATAATATACAGATTCTGATGGAGATATTTTACCATCTAATGCCTTGGAAAGGTATGTGTATTTTTCAAGAATATTTCCTGCAATTCCGGTCACGCTACCAGTATCATCGACAACTACAATATGAATTTCATCATTTTTTGAATTTCTTTCTGATGCATATTGAGAAGTAGATGGTTTTTCGGCAATTGATTTCCAGTATATTGTAGAATTAGTTAATCCTAATGTTTGCAAATTATACCAATCAGAAACAGTAATCGCAGCAGAACCACTTGATGCAAAGTTAAATGCAGTTCCTGCTGGAACTAATGAAACAAATTGAACGTTTGTTCCCACTCCTGCCGAAGCAGAATTTATTAAAATTGTATTTTGTGTGCCACCATTAATAGTTGTAGTTCCAAGACCAACAATTGTAGAAGTGTTTACTATTCCTGCAGTAATTGTTCTAATTTGATTTCCAACAGTTACCCCAGAAGTTGGAAGATTTTGAGTAAGAGATATAGGTCTAATAACAGTAGAACCAGATCCTACTGAACCAAAAAATCTATTTGCTTCAACCGATGTAGTAACTCCCGAAGTAGTTTTAAAAAAATAAGAACCAGATTGAGAAGGAAAAGAATTAATACTATTTTGTGAATATGATACGTTAGTTGATAAACCAGATGAATTATCGTATCTATCAGTAACCTTTACATCAACGTTTTGGTCGCCAATTTTTGTAACAATTCCTCTTAAATATCCAGTAAAATTTGAAGCAGTTCCAACTCCAGCAAGAGAAGTATTAATCCCAACGGTTACACCAAAACCAACCGATAACCCAAAAGTACCAATTGCAACTCTTTGATCTGCGGCAGAGTCAATTACACATACTTTTAAATTATTTGCCCAAGAACCTGGATTTTTTGCTCCATAATACCAAGTTGACCCGGTAGAATAATTATTTGTATAATCTTCATAAGATTTAATTTTAAGAGTAACGGAATCAGCTGAAACGCCAGCATTTGAATTGTTCAAATTTGATCCATCAGTTCTAACTACTCTTAGAATACCACCATATGAAAGATAAGATGAAGCACTCATCCAATATTCGTATTGCGAATCGGTAGATAATGGTTTTCCGAAATATTTCAACAAATCCTGTTCTGTTTCAATTAAAATTGGATAATCTACTGGACCTTGAGAAAAAGGACCAACAATTGCACCAGTTTGATCATTTACGCCATCAATTCTTCCAATAGTTAAATCGACTTCCCTTACCCTTACGCCCGGAGATACTAAATTTACCGCCATGTCTTTCCCTCTGAAGAAATTTCATTTTGTCTAAAAGTATTTATAAATTACCAATTTTATCTGTACTCCCACATATATGAGACATCACCATATTCATCGGTGTGCCATCTGTCCCCATCATTATCTACAAAAGAAGTTTCTTCATTTAGGCCATCAGTAATAAATCCAAATGGAGACATATCTTGTTCTATTTGTTCTTTTTGATCTTCGTATATTCTTTTTCGAACATCATTCTCTGTCATTTCTTTAAAATAATCTTGAACAACTAACCAAGAAAAAATTACTAAACACATTACCAAATCATCATTGCATCCTTCTTCTGCTTCAAATGATTGATTTTTTTGAATAAAAGTAGTAAGTTCACTAATAATTTCGTAGTCATTAAAAATAAGTTTATCGTCTTCAATAATTGTTTTTAGATTTGAACAACCAACTCTTTTAACTGTTTTTGACATCTTTACGCCAAGTTGTGTTTTCTTTCCAGAAAATCCTTGCCCAACAAGTTGCCCTGCTCTTCCTCTCATTGCACACATTAAAATATTATCATACTCTAAATCAAAATGAAGAATACTCGTAACTTGTTCTCCAATATCATTTACTTCTGCTAACACAAATGATTTATTATATGCTTTTGCTACATCTAAAATTATATTTGGAAATAACATTGGTTTAATTTCATTATTCCTATATTTTGCTACTATTTTATAAGGAAAGGTTGATATATCAAAAACAACAAATGCCGAATAATCGTTATTCAATCCTCTCGAAACGTCCACTGTCATTATATAAGTATGCTCGTCTTTCGGTTTTTCATATACATCTAAACCCCCACTTCTTTTGATTGGTTCATCATAAACCAAAGTTTTTATTTTTGATGGATTGATTAATGTTCCAATAGAACCCAAGAACTCGCATTCAAACTCAACTTGAAACTGTTGTTCGCTTGTGTTTTCTATTGTTTGTTTTTTCCATACCTGATCTCTACCAGGAACTTCACTCCAATGAACTTCGGTAGGAATGTATTGATTTTTTGATCTTTCAGCATCATGCCAAATTTTATAAAAATGATTCATTCCGTGAGGAGTAGAAACAATAATTAATTTGGTAGATTGCCCAGAAGATATGGTAGGATAAACAGAACTGAAAAAATCTTCAGCAATATGGTTAGGAACGAATGCAAATTCGTCCAAAAAGATGATATTATAAGAACCACCACGCACCGCAGAGGCAGACGTAGAGGCAGCAAGAATCTTTGAACCATTCTCTAGTTCTAATGAACCCCTATTCCATATTAAAACCCCTTGCTGCATCCATTTAGGTAGGTTTTCGTATGCTAATTGAAGTCTTCCAAGAAGGTCTCTAGCAGTAGACGCTTTATTAGCAAGAATCGCAATATTGACATTATCATTAAATAGTGCGTAATGAAGCAAATAAGAAACGACAGTGGTAGATTTACCAGACTGTCTTGGCATTTTGCATACGTTAAATCTGTGATCATGGAAATTCTTAATAAGTTTTTCTTGAAACTTGTACATATTAAAAGGCACAAGACCGTGATCAAGTGAAACAATTTTTATGTAGTTTTTCGCAAAATACACAGGATCTTTTTTACATTTTATAAATTGCTCAATTTGATCCTTGGTAAACTCTATTGGCGTATTTGCCTTTTTTAATAGAGGATTACCCAGATATTGATCGTTACTCATTATTTATTCACCCTTAAACTGCCCCAAACCAATACAACTTAATGTCTCTTGTTGTTTAAAATATAACTTCACATAACACTTACAAATGTTTTTAAGTGACTCAATATCTTTACATTCATTCAAATCCCTTGAAATTTTTTCGTATTCAAATATTTTAGTTAGATTTGTCAGTTCAATAAGATTTGGGTCCATTTGGTTCTCCTGTAAATAATAATGGTTTATTTGGATCATTTGCTGAAGGATTAAATGCTAATACAATTGCATTTGGATAAACTTTTCTAATTTCTCTTGTTACTTCCGTTTTTGTTGGTCTAGTAAATTGTTGGAAAAACATTTGAGTTGTTATGTATTTTCCTCTCCAATTTATTAGTATAGTATATGTAGATCCACGAGTTTGTATTCTTAAATAGTTTTCATCTATATTTGTTTCCTCATTTGCGGGATATGGCATTGTTATATTATAATCTTTTTTTGAACTAATTATCTCTGCTGGTAAAGAAAACATATCCCAATATCTTGAACCGTATTTGCATTCACTTCTTCTTTCGAGTTTTTCACATTTTGGGCAATATCTATCTGCTCTTTCTCGAATTGGAGTATGCCAATCACCATCAAGCGAATTGGTACTTTCGGATTTTGTTCCCCAATTAGTAGCACCAACTTTACGGCATTTTACGAGAGCCCCCGAGGCATAGGCAGAAGGCCAGACAGAATATCTTGATTTTACTTTAGTATAACAAGCATCTTTGGTTCCACTACCTTTAGTTTTTGTATCAGATTCTTCTTTTACATCAGTAGCAACATAAGTTGGTTTTGCTGCACCTGATTTTGATTGTTGTCCTGGATCTGCTAATTTCTTTCTTCTTGCTGCTGATTTTCTTTCTGTATCAGTCATACTTGCTCTTTTTGAGGATGAAACGCACTTGGGAGTTCCTTCTCCTGGTTCATCACTTGCACAAGTTCCACCAGTTACTACATTTACCCAACCAGACTTTCCGTCCTTTGATTTGGACTTACCAAACCAATCACGAAGACCTTCTTCGTTGCAATTATTTTTTTTTTCCTCAACAAATACCTCACTTTCGAAATCATAAGAATTTTGGAGACCCATTTGTTTTCTTATTTCGGGAGGTTGGTTTCTATAATTAACTTTATCATCATATTTTTTAGCAATATTAGCAACTGCACCTAAAACTGGTACATCTTTAAGTCCTTGAGCCATTGCACCAGAAGCAGTGGTTGGTGGAGGTGTTGGTTTTTCTGCAGGTTTTGTAGTTGAAGTTATGTCAGGTTTTTTAAAAAAACTTGGACGTGGTTTTTCTGGAGTTTTAGAAACACTTGTATATCCAAACTCAGGATTTCCTTCTTTTGGTTTCAATACACTAGGAGCACTTTTAGTAGCATTATATCTTTGAACTTGTGTAGAAGAATACTCGGTATTATTAGGATTATATTGATTGGGTTTTTTTACACCTCCAGTAGAAGGAGATACAATATTTTGACTAAATGGTACAGTCACTCCTAATACTTTTTTTTGCACATATGGTACACCACCAGACGGTGCCATTACAGTACCAGTTCCTGGAAGAGAAACCTCATCAATCTGATCACCTTCTGGTTCATAAGATGCCATTTGAACCTTTGATTTGTTTGGAGTATTTGTTGCTAACGGTGTTTTGTATCGTACTGGATATTTAATTCCTGCAGCTCCTCGATTAGGTCCAATAATAATTGGTGCCCCTGGATTATCTTCAGGTGGATAATACGATTTAACAGGACTACTAGGTCCTTGATTTTGTTCTTCTATTTTATTATCTTGACTATCTAAATAATCTGCTGCAGTATCAATATAATCTGCTGCCTTCGTAATCTTTGACTGCACCCAGGCTTCAATATTTCCTTCACCTTTTAATTTTTGCATCAATCTATTAATTGCACTTTGAATTACTTTAATTTCACTTCTAGCCATTGAATGTTCGTGATCTTCGGACAAAATATAATCACACATCATCATATCTGTCGTAAATCTCCAATTTTTAAAAGTACTATTTTTCATTTTATTTTTTGCTTTCTATTATTTAGAAATATCTTCTGCATTTAAACCATTTTTAAGAAGTTTTTGAAGTTCTGCAGTAGAACCAATAAAGAGTGCATTTGTAACATTCTTTGGTCCAGATTTTTCTTCTTTTTTGAGTTCTTTTACTTTTTGATGTATATCCATTAGTTTATCAGTAGAATCAGCAACACTTTTAATCAACTGCCCAAAAACTTCATATGCCCTTGGTTGTTGTCCATCTTGAGCAAGTTCCAAAAGACTTGTTGCTGCTTCTTGTCCTTTTTCGATTAAATTATAAAGAGTCCCACGAATATAATCATAATCTAATTCGGAGTGATCTTTACTTTGAATGCTTCTTATTTCTTTTTTTGATTCTTTAATAATTTCTTTTGCCGTAATTGTTGCTTTAATTTCTAAAGACTCATCTATCTTATCAAAATTATTTTTCATACATCAATACCTTTAGTTGGACTATAAATTTTTCCGTCACCATAGTCATAACGATATTCACTAAATCCAAAATCATCATCCTGTTCGATTAAAGCATCATCTGCATTATTAATAATATTTACAACAGTACCAGAAGTATGTGATACGATTTCGGTTTCATCTTGTCCCCTATTAACTGTGATTGTGTTTCCAGATATTTCTTTAATATACATTTCTTCATTATCAATTTCAATATATTCATTTACAGTAAGTGATGCTGCATTACTCACATCAAATTTAGTAATTTTATCATCTATATGTTCTGCTAGTGAAGTTGTATTATCATCGGTGTAATCTTGTATTGCTCTTGGTTCAGCAACATAACGAAGTTGTCTAGAAGCATTTTTTCTGTTTGTGTCTGTATAATAATCGACTTGTACTTTTTTGATAAGACCTTCAGTAGAATCAGGTAATGGTCCAAATAGATACGTTTTTGCTGTAAAATCTAAATCATAAATTATAATTCTTTTTTCGTCATATCCACTTTCGTAATTATCTTTGAAATTTATATTTCCAAGAACTATTGGAATATCACGTTTTTCACCTATAGAAGATACCAAATCAATTGTTAAATTAAAAGATGGTTGAAAGTATGGGAGAATTTGTTCTACAATTTGAAGAGCATCATCATTATATTGAGTCATAATTGAAAGTTGTATGCCCAAATTATAAGGAACAGGCATAAACAATCTATTTACTACTTTATCATCTGTGAGACTTTTTGATTTAAATGTTTGCATAGTAGAAATTTTTCTACTATTATCATATTGAATACTATTCATTTCAAATGCAAGTCTTGGGAGAATTATAGCAACTCTTTTTCTTAAATCTGGTTTTTGCTCTAATCTTGCTAAAAACTTTTCAGTAGGACCATATGCAATTGGAACTTTTATAGTGCTAAAATCGCTATCATCTTGTTTTTTGTGTTTGATATTAATATCATTAAATAAAGTACCAAAGGCAATAATTGTCTTACGAATTATTTCGTGATAGTAGTATTGGCCTAACATAATAATACCTTTTATTAATTATTTAGATTTAATAATCCCCAAAAGGGTTTCTTTCACTAAAATCTAAAATTTCATCTGCTTCATTTTCTATTGGTATATTGTCTGCATAATCATCATATTCATCTTGAGTATTGATTGAAAGAATTTTATAATTTGCATTTGACCCTCCACTTGTTGTTCCCATACCAACTACAGATTCTCCCCGAATAAAACTTCCATTTAAAGTTTTGACTTGAAGTATTCTTGTATCATAATCCCAATCATTTACATATGCAGTAGTTCCGGTTGAAACTCCTCTTACTATTTCGTTGAATATATAATTGCCCGTAGATACGCCAACAGGTGAAGATATTGTAACTACTGGTGGCTGTGTATAACCTGCCCCAGCATTAGTATAACGAATTGAAGTTACAATACCAGAAGAATTAATAAATGCTTGTGCAGTTGCATTTGTTCCACCAACAGGTGCAGTACTTATTGCGACAATAGGTGCAGTAGAATAACCAACACCACCATCAATTAAATTTATTGGACCCAAAGAACCAGAAGATATAATTGCTGTTGCTATTCCTCCAGAACCACTACTACTTATAATACTAACAGTGGGTGCAATTGTATATCCAATACCTGGATTTATAACTAAAATTTTATCAATTGAACTTCCAGTTTGACTGGAACGACTCGTCATTATTGCAACTGCTGTCGCATTTATACCTCCAGAAGAAGCAGTACTTATTGCAACAATCGGAACAGAAAGATAACCAGTCCCATCATTAATTAAATCTATTCTTGATACCGAATTGCCACCAACACCCGCAAGACTAGAGGCAAGTTGTACATTTGCGGATGTTGATGTTGCGCCTAAACCAACCATAATAAGTTTTACGATATATCCAAAATCTTTTACTGCCTCGTCAACTTCATTAATACTTGTATTAATTACATCATCTGCTTCATAATCCATCACTTCGCATCTTAATTCGTAAACATATAAATTATTTAATTGATAAAATGGTTTTTTTCCTTCTACATATTTGATTTCAAAAATTGTATTATCTAATGGGAGATAAATTAAATCTCCTTCTTCTGGTCTTGATTTTAATTCAATTTGTGTATTTAAAGAAATAAATGGACTAATAAAATCTTCGTACCTTTCTTTTGAAATTATAAATGTAACTTCATCAGTAGTTTTTACTCCAAATTTTGATAAGATGTCTCCTTGACCTCCAAATCCCTCATAATTGACTAAATATGCTTCAATTCTGAATGAATCATCAAAATTTGATGATGTTATTTCTTTTAAAATTGTATTTTTATTGATAATATTTCTTGGAAGATATACTACATCTTGTCCATACATTCTTAATTGTTCATTAATCAAATCTTGTACTAATCTTTGTTCACTAGAAGAACCCTGCAAAAAATATGGATTAAGTGGAGACATAATATTAACCTATAAGGTCCATTGGAGGTAATTCGTATTCCGTTTTAAGTTGATTTTCTGCTTCTTCTATTTCTTTAACTGCATCATCAAAAAGTTGTCTTCCATTAAGTTGTACACCACCAGGAAGTAATACGCCTTGGAATTTAATCATATTCTGTCCCCATTGTCTTTTGATTAGTGCAGTTAAATATTTTTTTAACCACCAATCATTATAAACACTTGATGCATCTGCGGGATTTACCATTCTATAACAATCCAATATAAGATAATTATTTGAACTCATTTGACTCCAATCAATATCCAAATATAATCTATGATTTTTTTTATTAAAACGAATTTGAATATCGGGTGTGATTAATCTACTCAAATCTTCCAAATATGTCTTAACCATTGCATAATTTAAAAGATCTAATGCTCCGTAATAATACAAATCGTTTAGAAATAATTGATATTTAATATTAAATAAACCACTTGATATTGTACTTGAATCTATTTTAAATACGTTATTTACACCGATTACGTGATCTGGAAGTTTTATAAAATTATTGGTTTCTGTATAAGAAAGAGTAGCAATTCCAACAGTAGATGTGGCAGTTGTAGTGGTGACACCTGTCCTTATTGAATTTAATTCATTTTCTGATAGTTTATGTTTTAAAAATACTTTTTCAATTCCATCATAATGTCTTTCATTAAAATACTGAATTGCATCATCCACCAAATCATCAATTTGGTCATCATCTACATTAATTTCTACGACTGGATATCCAAGTTTTCTTAAAGAATAATCAATTAATCCTTGACGGGATGATGGTTGAGTCATTGTTGAATTCCTGCCTCTTCGTATTTATCTTCTGGTTTTATTTTTCTTTTTGATTTTAATATTTCATCATTATGTTGTTGCAATTCAAGATTTGTTGTTAATAAAATATTTTTTTGATCTTCAAAATCTTTTGTTAATGATTGCAATTTTGCCTCTAATAAAATATTTTGATTCGTTAATGCTGAAATTTTTTGATGATACAGATTAACTAAAATATTCACATCAACTTCACTATTCATAATTAGAATGTTCCTCCGTCCAAAGTATCAGTCCACATTGGTTTATTTGTATATATTGTTGTTACTGTTCCTGGTATTATTGAAATATTTGCACCATTTACCTTCAAATCATTTGTAGTGTCAAATGTTCCCTGGGCACCAATTAATGTAATTGTTGTTCCAGAAACAGTAGTTTTAACCACACCATATGCCCCACTATTATTGACTTGTGTTACTTGATCACCAGCTGTTACTGATGTAGATGATGGAAGAGATAAATTAATTTCAGTAACAGCAGTTAAAATTTGAGTAGAAGTTCTGGTGCTTGATGCTGTGGATGGATTATTAGTAGAAGTTTGAAGTCCATCATTATCAAAGAATACAACACCGTGAGTATTAAAATCACCAGTTTGATAATAAATTCCTTTAATATCTAAATAACCTCTGGTTCCGGTTATAACATTATTTGAATTTGTTGCATCTGGTACATAGGTCCAAGATCTTACTGGTGCAGCACTTCCACTATTAGTTGTATCGTGATAACCAAAAAATCCTGTTTTATTATTTGCAGTTCCTACACCGGTATTATAATCAAAAGAAATACCTCTATCGGTATTTGTATCATAAGCGTGTATTACTGTTAATTGTGATATTGTACTAATTCCGGAACTTGTAGTTCCAGTAATTGTAATAATCTTTGTGGATGTATTATATGCTGTAATCGTAGTCAGTCCACTATTTGGTAAAGCAGCATTACCAGTAATAATATCACCAGTATTAATACCAACAACAGAATCCAAAGAAATTGTAGATACGCCAGATGCAACTGTTGCAACTACGGTTCTTACACTTGTAACTTCGCCAAGTGATAGAATTGCATCATTTACAGTAACATTACTTGAATTTACTGTAGTTGTGGTTCCATCAACTTGAAGATCGCCTTTAATAACGACCATTCCTTCATTACTTAATCCATCAGGATATGGATCAATGTATAATATATTTCCGCCACCAGATCTAGTTGAAATTACATTTGAACTAATTCCAATATTATCAATCGTAACCCCACCAGTATTGGTAAGAGGTCCGGTATGATTAATCGAACCTGTGATGGTTACAACATCGCCTGAAGCGTTTCCTAGAGTTGTATTACCATCAACTTGAAGGTTTCCTGTGAGTGTTAAATTTGAACCAGATTGATTTCCTGTTACATTTAAAATTCCGCCAATATAAACATTACTTACAATTCCAACACCACCGGCAACTCTTAATGCACCAGATGTTGTAGTTGTTGCATTTGTAGTTGCGGCAATCGAAACAAAAGAAGTATTAGGAGTGCTTGGAAAAGTGACGCTTGTTGCAGAAGATGTTGCACCAAGATTTAGTGTGGTCGCATTTGGAACACTTAAAGTCGCATTACGAATGGTTGCAATACCTGTCGTAGCACCCACCACTAGTGCCGTTGCAGCACCAGCGAAGTTCAGATTGGTTGCTACTGTATTATAAAGGTTCTGGGTCGCTTGAGTACCTACAACCGTTGGGTTATTGATAGTTGCAATACCAGATGTAGCACCCACCACCAGTGCCGTTGCAGCACCTAATACATTAGCATTCGTTACATTAGTATTGAAAAGATTAAGTGCTGCGGTATTACTAGTAACATCACCACCATCAATATTCAAATCTCCATCAAGATCTACTATTGCATTACGAATGGTTGCAATACCTGTCGTAGCACCAATTACAATACTAGTACCAGCACCAAAGGCATTAACTGTTGTTGCATTTGCATTTAGTAAATTAAATGCTGTTAGATTTGTGGTTATATCTCCACCATCAACATTTAAATCTAAATCAATATCTACATTTCCACCAACATTTAGATGAGTAGCAAAACCAACACCACCAGCAACTGTAAGAGATCCGGTCGTAGGAGTTGTTGAAGCAGTAGTATCGCTAATACTGATTGCAACATTATTTGCAAAATTCCAATCAGCACCTTCAATTTCAAATCTATCGTCGGTTGCTTCATCATATCTTAATTTTACATCTTTACTAGTTCCAAATGTTAAATATGTGTCGTCTGGGATTACAATTTCACCAGTTCCATTTGGATCTAAATTTATATCCCCATCTACGTTTGTAGATGAAATTGTATTTAAATCAATCGTAATATTATCTACGTTCCACTGATTGACTTTACGATTACTGTCAAGGATAGCAACAAATCCATTTGCCGCAGTTGTTGGATTTGATTGACCCGCAACTAATCCAGGAGCAATACTTAAAAGGTCTGTATAGTATCTACCACCAACTACTAGTGGGTTGGAGGAGTTGTCTCCTACAAATAATCTACCGCCACTATTGCCGTGCGTTCCAACCCCAATTGTAAGACCAAGTTCCCCATAATTAAGAGTTGCCGGAGCAATTGTTCCTGTGGACCTTTTAACTCTAATTATACTTGCCATTAAAAGTTACCTCCGTTGATGTCCAAATTTTGGGTATTGCCTGGTGTTAAATTTAAAGTTGCTTCCCACTTAGATATTGCAGAATTATATACTAGGACCATACCATTCAATAAACCTTCACTAATACTAACATCATCCAACCCACTTAAAGTTCCACTACTACCAGAAAGAGACGATATAACTTTAAGTGCATTTTGGGATCCAACTCTGACTCTTATGTCTGCCATTTTTGTTAACCTGTGGTAATTCCAGCAGTAACAAGTGCGCTACCTTCAACGACTCTAGTTTTTACTGATCCGCCATTTAATAATATATCATAACAATATCTTCCTGGTTTTAACCCTGATGTTATTGTTGACCCCAAAGATAACGTCACTGTTCCATTACTTGGACTAGGAAAAGAAACAATAAATGTGGCAGCAGTAGAACTAGATGAGGGATGCTTCTTCATTTTTGAAGAAGCAGTATATCCAGTCAAATTTAATGGTGTATTCGAAGTAGTCTCAAGATAAAATGTCTGATTAAAATCAGATCCAACATCAATTACTATGTTACTAACATATGCTGCCATTGAATGTAAATATACTACTTTCTAATATATTTATCATTTAGATAATATTAATTTCTTTAATAAATCTTTTATTTCGTCAATATCATTTTTAATCTTTATTACATCTTCTTCTATTTGTTTTGATTTTCCAATTTCTTTCATTTTATCTTCTTTTGCTTTTAGATATTTTTGATAGTCAAGACTTGAGCAATTAATAATTGCATTAGTTTTTTCGTCCCTAAACAAAAAATTATGATCTTTTACTGGTATCATGATTTTGATGCAATAACTCTCAAATCTTTAATTCTTGGATATAATGCTTGATTTGTTCCAGACATTAAAATTTTAATTTGAAAACCATTAAATAATGGAAGATTATCTGCACTAAATTCATAACTTCCAAAATCTGAAATATTCGTGGAAGGGCTTACAAATTTATCAGATCTTCCGCTGTTATTTTTTGGATCAATTACAAAATCATTATTGTCCAAATTATCATATCCGGGAAACAAATCAAAAAGCTGTTGCTGGGATGCAGAATCTGATCTTAACAATCTATACATAACTCTTATGTCACTCGTATTGTCTCTATAAGCATCAAATAAAACTTTTAGGCTATCAGATGATTGTTTTAGATTGATTGTTTTAGAAACATAGATTGCAGCGTGAGGATCATCAAATAAACTATTTACTCTTGAATCTGTAGCATAATTTGTGACTGGTTTATTCAATCTAGTCATTACAGTAATCACATTAACTCTATCAAGATCGATCATTGGTGATACTTTTGGGTCACCAGTAGAAAATTGAAGTTCAAGTGTAAATGATTTACTTCCAGGATAACTAGAAAGATATTCTAATTCATTTACTCTTGATGCAATAATTCTTGGGGACGATAATACATAATCAGATGTCAAAGAAACATCTTCAAAACCTTGATCGACATATGGTATTACATTTCCACCAACACTATTTCCAGAAAATGTCCTAATTTTACAACTTATTGATGTTGTAGAAGGCATTAATGTTTGAATATTTGGTTTTATTATGTTAAAAGAAATGTTTTGTGTTGCTTTTGGTCCTTTAAAGTTTGAAGTGGTAGGAATAATGGATTGATATGATCCTCCAGATTTTGATTCATTAAAATATAAAGATGGATATCCGCCAGGGTTTCCGTTGCTTCTATTTAATCCATCTGCACTTGGGTCTAGTACAATTGTATACTCATCTAGATCTATAGGATCTGAACCAGAAATACTATGTGTTTTATTAATTCTTTTTAAAGAAACACCATTTAATTCATATTTTGATACAATTTCATTCGCAACATACGAACCAGATACTGGACCTCTTATTATACCCGTTAATGTTTTTGTGGATTCATTTACACCAGTATATCCAATAATTTCTTCTTTGATTGAAATATACCCCGTATTTGCAGCACCAACAGGATAATTTTCAAAATTATTAAAGACACTAACATCAGACAATACCATCGCATCAGTTGAAGATGAATTATAATCAGATGCCAATCTTACAGGAGAAACGTCAGATTCAATACCACTTAATGTGACTTTATTTTGAAATGAGTACATTCCGTGATTATTGTGATTTACTTTGAATTTTAATCCAGTCGAAATTGAATTTGATGATGTTGCATTTCCATTAACTATTGTTGTAATTCCTACTGTTGTAGTATATTGAATATATTTTGTAGCATCACTAGTGTCAAGTGTTCCTTGAATATTTCCAATTATTAGAGCATTTACTGAAGTGATAATTCCAGCATTATTTGGAACTGATAATAGAAGATTTTTTCCCAACCCTCCAGTATTTGTTGAAACAATGCTAAGCACATCTCCAATTCCGTAACCAATACCAGAAACAGTAACTGTTGCTGCAATTGCAACACCTCCACTAACTGATAAATTTGCTTTTGCGCCTATACCATTTCCGGTTATAGTAGTCAAATCGACATTTGAATATGTTATTGGACCATTTGTGTATCCAATTCCGGGATTTGTAATCGTCAACGTTCCTGTTGATCCGGTAGAAATTCCACCCAATACACTTATTAAGTTTGAAGAAAAATTAGAATTATTTTTTTGTGTAATTTTGGTTCCTTTTACTAATAAATTTTGATCTGCACTACTAATGCTTGTTCCAATACCGACCAATGTACTATTTGCAAACATTTGAATTGGATTTTGTCTTAAAGAAACAATTTGATTATTTCCTATATCCAAAATTGGATTATAAAATCTTATATTTGAAGAACTTGTTGTAAAATTTGCACGATATAATGTAAATTTCAAATCTTCATATTGACTTGGGTCCCAAGTAGCTCCATTTTGTGATTTAAATAATGATCCTAAAAGTGGTTGCTGCGAAACAATAACTCTTTCTGATTCTGGTTTAAGAAGAGTAGATATATCTGGTTCCCCCATTCTTGAAATCCAAACAGTATATTGGTCAGATGCAGAAAGCAAAACGAGCGAATATGCATTTGCAGTTTCAAGATATACTGGTGACGGAAAAGTAAAGGTTGTTGGTATTGATCCATCTTCTGAAATTAATATTTCATTTGGTTCCAATACAACTTCTCCAAATGGAAGAATTGTTTGTGTTGGTAAACCAGTTGTCATCGTTCTTACTTGAAGAGTTACTGGAATATTATTTGTTGATTTTGATTTAAAGAATATATCACATTTTGTAATATATACACCATTCGAATCAGCAACTTCAAATGATTGTGCTAATGGGTCTACCCATCTAGTATTTGTTACTGTCCTATTTGTAAATGAGGTATCTGCAACAATTCTTGTATCTGTTTCTGTAGTTTCTCGGTTGTCTGTTCTCACATTTCTTGAAATGTCTGCATTTCTAATTCTTAATGTTGTTGCTTCAACATTATCTAAAGTACCACTAGATGCAAAATTAGCTTCAGCAGAACTATCAGTAAATCCAGATATTGTGCTGTTTACCTCACTTGTTGTTAACTTGAGTGTTTTTGTTCCAGTTCTAAATGTTGGTGTTGATGGAATTGTTGGATCGGGAATAAACAATGATGCTATAAGTGTACCACTATTATCACTAATTAATCTTAAATCTTTTACATTACATATTGCACCACTAGTTTGTCCAACAAGACGCATTCCGGACACAATTTGCCCATAAAAACCAGAAGAAGATTGAATTTCCAGACTTGCAGTATCAATATTTAAAATTGAAGTTGTTGAGGAATATTGCGAAGAAAGTGAATTTGATGGATTATATGGATCTACTGCATATGTTTGTGTTGGCAAATTATATGGACCATATTTGTGATTTTGAGTTGCTACCCTAAATCTTATTGTTTTTGATCCAAGAGAACCAACAACAACTTCACCAACCGAAAATGACCCATTCGTCATAGTAACTTCCAAAAGTTTAGGAGTTACATACGATGTCATATTAATATTATCAAAAAATGCATAAATTCTAGTATTTGGTTTTAATCTTCTTGCAATAATTTCAATATTTCTTGATCTCATAAATGACAAAACTTCCCTAGATACAACTCTATCTCCTAGATTTGTTGTATCAAATCTTTGCGAAACGCCAAATTGTATTCCTTGCCTACTTTGATTGGTAGTAGTTGTAGTTGTTTCATTTGAGAAATTGGTAAAACTATCTTGGAATGTTTGTACTGTTGTTTCTGTTCTTGGTGAACCAGTCCACGGAGTTAATGATACATCTTGACTAATTTGAGATGATCCATTTTGTATACTGGCAATTTGTTGCCTTCCGCTCGTTTGTGTACCAGTCCAATTTGTTTCCCAAGATCCCCAATCAGTTGGAGACAAACCAGTGTTTGTATCAACGCCCAATTGTTGAATAAAAGAGTTATAACTACCTTCTATATCTGCTGTTCTTTGTGAATTTCTCGTTTCTATCCACGTATCTGATGATGGATTTAGTTCAATTGCACCAATCCAATTAATAACATTAAATGGATTTATATTTTCAATTCTTGTGGCAAATTTATTTTTTACATATTCTACATCTGAATAATTTAGACATACAATATCTCCAACTCTTTTAATATTTGGGGATCCTAAATCACTCACAAATCTTAAATCCGCATCTGCATTGGATTGAGTGCCAATACCAATTACAGAATCTGATCCAATCAAAAGATCAATACTTGTCGTGTACGGTTGTGGATTCAATTCACCAACAGCAACATCTACACTTGCTCTATATGCTGGATTGGAAATATCACCACCATTATATGATTTAAAATTATCTACAAAAAAACCACATTTAAATCTATCAAGTTGTGTTGTTTTATCTCTGATTGTAAGATTTTGTGTATCACTTTCAAGAAGAGATAGCGAAGTGTAGTATTCCACATTTGACAATCTTTGATCCAAACTTGAAATATCTTTCATTCTGTATCTTTTGTGAGATACTAAATTGGTCTTAACACTAGACACATTGTGCAAATATGCAGGCAAATAAATTGTACCAATTTCTAAAGAAGAATCTAAATTATTTGGAATTTGTGGAGCCAAAGAAGGAACACCTTTATTGACTATAAAGGAACCATCTTTATCCAAAAAGATTTTATCAATTCTTGGCAAATAATAATCATAAGAAAGATTGATATTTTTGGATTTTGCAAAAATATTAGTGGAGGAACTTGTGGTTGAAACAAATATTCGTGAAGAAAACTCAAATGGTGATGTTGAAGAACCACTAAATGGTGTAACTCTTGGCCTACAATCAATTATATCAGAAAGTCTGATACCATCGACCGACTTTAGTTTTCCGTATATGTCTTTGTCGTAAGAATTTACTCCAACAAAATCTCCGGTATCAGAAGAATTTATTGTAAAATGATTATAAATGATTTTAATTTTTTTTATCGGACCTGAAAATTGTGGTTTTCTAATGATTTTAGAAAAATCCAGATAATCTGACCTTTGTCCAGAATCAAAAATATAATTATTTTTAATATTTTTATCTCCGGGAAATGCAAACAATACATTTGCTTGTATATTAGATTCTTGGAAACTTATAGATTCGTTTGTGGCAAATATATTTTCATTTTGATAAACAATATCTACTTGATTTGTTCCATTTGAAGAAATTAAAACAGCAACTGCACCACTTATTTGTCCAATAATTAATTCTCCCTTTACGGAATTTAAAATATTTGAAGATAAATTTGTTAACTGGATAAATGGTAGTGATGGGTCGCCAGTAGTCGAAGATTCAATAATTCCAACAATTTCGGATACATCTGAAATATTTAATGAAATTTCTTTATCCTGCACTCTTGTTCCGTATATTTGACCATATATTAATCCATCATTCAATGCGGTTGATCCAATTCCAGATCCTTGAAGTGATGATTTATTGACAATTATAGAAGAACATCTATTATGTGTTTTTTTCTTTGTTTTTACGTTTATTTTTTTAAATGTAGTAGTCAAAACTGCATTTCCGTTTTGGCTAATATTCTGTAATGTTACAGTTCTTCCACTAGGAACAAGTTTTTGGTCAGTTAGTGATTCTATTACTCCATTACTAAATGCTAAATTGTAATCTTCTTCATCAAATGGTTCAAGAGTTAAATTTGGGTCACTTTCTAGTAATTGTGATAATCCATTACCACTAATTGTTACATTATAACTTTTTCTAATCACTACATCAGATCCAATTAAATCTAAATTTGATATATTTGATTTATTTAATTTTGTATAAAGACCAATATTTTTTATATTATTTAAAATTTCTAGAGTAACTTTTTTAAAATCATTTGTAGTTATTGTTGAAGATGGCAAACTTCCACTACAAATACCAGAAACAGAAGGAAATGATTTTAATTCAATTACCTTTGCAGTGGTGCTTATTCTGTGTACTTTATTATATGTTGGTACAATTTCACCTTGTTTGGTGTATGAAACTACATCTCCAGTATTGATTCCAACATAAAAATTTGAATTTGAATTTGTTACTGAACTTATTCCTCCAGATGCAACAGAAATTGTAAATTGTGATCCTGAAGGAGATAAAAGAATCGAATTAGAAAGTAGTGGATCTGCTGTAAATGTTACTCCATTACCGACTATTTGATGAACATCTGAAAAATTAAAATCACGAGACGAAGTAATTGTTCGGCCATTATCTATTCCGTTAATTTCAATTTGCTCATCTTTTGCAAAAGAACCAGAAACTTGATATAATGTTAGTTCTTTTGAAGAAGATACAGTGCCAACAAGATATCCTGTCGCTCCACTATTTTTTCCTCGAATATGTGCAGGAACTGTTTGAGATATGGTTGCATTTAAATTTAAAATTGTATAAGTTTGAACATCATATAAAGATATTTCATATTGTGTTGCTGCATTTGTATATTCGGCATTTTTTAATTTTAAATCATATATTCTTGCAACACCTATTTTTAAATCAGATGCAATACCTACAGATACTGTTCTTCCTTGGTGTAAATTTACTAGTGACGACACTCCAAAACCAACGGGAACTGATCCCGAAACGTTATTAACAATAATTTGCCTTCCTAAATTAAAAGGTATTGCTTGATTGTAATCATTAGAAGTAGATCTTGGTTTTTCTACATCAATTATTGTATTATTAATTGTTTCTACTTCATATCCCCTTACATATGCCTTTCCGGGACCAACTGATAGACACAGCAAATTGTCAGAGACTGTATTTCCTTGACTTGTTTTTTGATTTTTTAAATATATTCCATTATTTCCAATTTGATCATTTAAGCATTCCTTTTCCACAATATCAAATGGTTTTACATAATAGTCTCCAGATTCGTCATATGTTCTTCTTGCAAGTTCATCTCTAATTAAATTATAATTTGTCGTTTTTACAAATTTTTGTAAAATTCCATTTTCTAGTCTAAGAAGTTCAATGAAATTTTCATCATTAAATTCATCAATTGATTTTTTAATCAATGAAGTAGATATTTTTAATCTATCTGCACCAGGAGCTGCATAATTCGAAAACCCTTGAGCATTATCAAATAGATCTTTATATTCGTCTGATGCGACGACGATATCTTCATCAATCAATAAACCAACTCTATAAGATGGTTTATTTGTATAATAATCTAGTATAACTGTTTCTGAATTTATTTTTAGGAAAAAACCTCTAATAAAATATATTCCTTCTGCAATTTTTGCGGCAGAACCTACTGCGGTAGAATTTGATATAATAGTTGTAGCAAAAGATGTACCATTTCTAATTGTCGATAAAGAATATGTAATATCCTCTAATGCTATTAAATTTTCTCCATCAACAAAAGTTGCAGTTGAAAAATTAGTATCACTTGAACTTTGGTATTTTATGTATAAAGTATTGTATGTTATATTTGTATCATTATTTGATACATAATTCTCAATTTTTGCCTTTACCCCACTAATTTCTCCTTGAATTAATTTTCCTACAAGATTTTCTAGATATAAAGAAATCGGAAGTCCTAAATGCGTTTCATCAATTTGAACACAGGCATATTCTGAATCATAAGCAATTTGGCCAGGAATTACCATTGCTCCTTCTTTGAAGAAATGATTTCCGAATTTTTCTATTTGATTTTGAAGTATTGTTTGTAATGTTGTTAATTCTCTTGCCTGAACTGGGGAACCCGGTTTAAATAAAACTTTTTGATAATTTTTTGATTCTTCAAAATCATCAAAATACGGAGATACGTTTAAATTAGTTTTTTGGGGCATTTGATTTAAAACTCTAGTATAATTTTAATGTCTTCCTTTTGACTGGATGACCTAGGTATTGGAGATCTATTATCTATGTATATAATCTCTCCGGACTTTTTATTATATTCTGCAGATGCAATACCAGAATTGAAAGTTAATCCAAGTTGGTATGTTCTACCATTAATTGTAGTAGATACGCCACTAAATCCAGAATTGATTGATAATGGTGTTGTCCCATTCATAGATGAACCATATATTGTCAAATTTCCTCCAGTTGCTGGACTTGAAGTAAAGTTTATAAGTTTGTATCCAACAGACGTTGTTGCTAAACCAACCGGTTGATAATATTTTAATACTCCGGTAATATTATCCCAAGACGCAACAAATCCAATTGCAGTGGATCCAACACCAACTGTCTGCGTAATTGTTGAATCTACTGCATAAGTTGTAGCAGTTGTTGCTGATCCGGTAAATTTAAGTGCTTTTAGTCCACTTACTATAGATGTATTTAAAAGTTCTACTTGACTTCCGGTAATTGTTGGGTTTTTTATAATACCAACTCTTGCAAAATCATTTCCAGAAATTATATCTGGGTTTGATTCTAAAGTTTCATATCTAGAATATATAAGAACTCTATATGCACCAAGTTCTCTATAGATATCATATCCATGGCCACCTTTTGGTGGAATAATTACATCAAAAGATGCAAGAGAAGATAATCCTGCGCCAACATTTGACAATGAAGTTGGTATTCCTGGAGCACCTGGTTCAAATTTTACAGTGCCATAAGTATAACCATTTCCACCATCAGTAATATAAACTTCTGATACTTTTCCAAAAGAATCGGTCGTAATTGTCACTTTTCCATCATTACCGTCTCCAAGAATAGGAATGTTGGTGAATGTTGAAGATGTCGGATTGTATGATATTCCTCTTTGTTTAATTATAATAGAATTTATTCTTCCATCCACTGCATTTGCTTTTGTTGAAATACTTTCACCCGAAATTCCCCAATCTTCTGGAACAGGAATATATTCGATTGAATCAAATTTGATAATTTCTGAAGGTTTTATTGTGTATAGATATTTCCAAATATATCCATCACCCGAAGTTCCCGCAGATCTTGGTTCCAAATCAATAAATTCAGGTTTATCATATGAAGGTCTCCCATTTAAATTTTCTGCATCAGATCCATTTTGAAGACAAATATAAACCCTAAGGTCATCGTTGATCACATAATAATTAGATTCATAAAGACTTGATTGTGATGTTATGGGTGTTTTGTTGTAAATATTATAATCGTGTCTGTACATCTCATAAGTTGTTCCTGCAGTCCAAATTATTTTTCTAACCACTCTACGAATATCACTGCTAGAAACTTGCTTCATAGCAATAATTGTATCTTTAATATCATTCTCTTCTTTAAATCCATCCACTGGAGATGGGCCAGTTCCCCAACTTAAAGATCCTCCAGCTCTTTGATCGGTCGAATTTGGTTGTCCGATAAATGTATAATAACGATTTAGTGTTTGACCGATACCAACAATACTTTTGGTAAAATTTTCAGCATTTAATATTCTAAATTGATCAGATATAATAGCAGGCATTTTTGTGATAGTTTATATTTATTTATTTACCTTTAAACAAACCTCTGGTTCTGGTCACTTCTGGTGCAGAAGATAAACCAACTAATCCATTATTTGTATTTATTGTAAAGTTTTTTGGAATACCAATTCCCCTATTTTGATAATCATAAATCTTACCCCAACTATATTTCCCATAAAAACCATTTGGTCTATTTAATGGATCTGCGTTAACTATAATTTGATTTGCATGATTGGGACTAGGTAAAAATTTACAAAATACAGTAACAATACCAACCCCAGAAGATTGTACGTTCTCTGCATAATAAACTCCATCAATAAACGTATTTGCCGTTCCGACATTTGTTATTATATTGTTTGTAGTTGTAATTCCAGTCAAAGCATGTCCACATTGTACATTACTATCGTAAATGATAAAGTAGTCACCTGTTGATATTCCACTATATGATATCCCAAAACTGTCAAGAGCAGAATAACCAATTCCTAAAGTTGTATTATCATAAGATTCTGATTTTAATCTAAAAATTAGTTGTGGTAGAGTCGATCCATATCCCAAACTTGTATCCATCCCAACAATTAATCCATGATCTCCTTTTGATTTTATGGAAACTATTTGCTCGGTTAATGCTTTGTCTGGTTGTATTAATATTTTTGGTGGATTATTTTGATTATAACCAAACCCAGGATTTGTAATTGAAATTGAAGTTACGATGCCCGATGTGGAATTTGATGTTGCTGTAGCAAAATTATAAACAGCAGTAGAATATATTGAAGTTGCTCCAACACCAATTAAAACATAACCATCATTATTTGGAACATATAAAATATCATTTATAATATTTGATTGATTTGTCGATCTAAATGTCCAATTTATCAAATCAAAAGAATAATACAATATACCATTTGAGTTTAATAATGTATACAATTCATATGATGTATTATAATTAATGTTAACAAAATTACCATTAATATTTGGTGTTATTTGTTCCCAAGTAACACCAAAAAATGATATAAATATAGAATTTGAATTACCCACTACAATAAATTTTGCCCCATCCCAAATAATTTTATTTAAATTATTTGATGTAATTATATCTGTGTCCCAGAATTGTCCATTTGATGATGTCGAAACTGTACCATCATCACCTACTGCAATTAGTTTTGATGCTCCATATGCTATGGATTTAAAATTACTAGAAGTATTTGATGCGACTTTAGTAAATGAAGTTGATCCAACACCAACTGCAGAAAAAATTGCTCCTCCATATCCGACAGAAACCCACTTACCAATATCTGAAAAATAGTTAACATTAGTTAAAGATGAAATATAAGAACTTTCAGATCTTGTGATAATGCCAAACTGTGAAAATTCTTCATATTTTTTCATTTCTGTCCAAGAAGATATTGTTGTTCCATAACCAATTGCTTTAATTATTTTTCCATTATTACCAACTGCAATATAAGTATTAGTCGAGGCAAAAGAAACTGAATTAAATGATACAGTCTTAGCAAATCCCACATTCAAAATTGAACTGTAATTTTTTGCATCTGTTGTAATTGCAACAACACCACTTTGACCCACAGAAACTATTGGATTTCCATTGGTAATTGAAAACAGGGAAGTATTAGTAGAAAGACCAGAAGATAATGTCCAGTTTAAAATTGGATCTTTTAATTGTACAGAAATTGACGAAATTGCAACATTTGGTGATGTTGTATATGCATATCCAATTCCACCTGTTGAAATTGCAATTGAAGAAATTGTACTAGCAACAGAAACTATTGCTGTTGCTATTGCAGAATTTGTATCTCTAGTTTCGACAATTAAAATATTAGCATCTTCTTCTGGTAATGAGTCTAATGTATTAAATAACGGAAATGCACTGCTTACATATATTGAAGTATCTTCAATATTTACATTTTTAATTATTCTTGTTGTTGGTCTAATTGTTGGTATTAAACTTGGTCTTGCTTTTGATACTAAAGATCCATTAATAATTCTATCTTGTTTTTGTTTAGTCCATTTAAGAGGTCTTTGTTTATTTGTATTCGTATTAATACCTATACTATCATAATTATAAGTGTCAAGTTGATCACTCGAAACGATTTTTTTAACAATTCGTTCAAACTGTTCAATATCTAAATTGTCATAAATGTTTTCTCCAATTTGAACACCATCACCATCTTTAATTGTTTTTACTGGAGTAATAGTTTCAACATCTCGAACAGATCCTTTAAAAAATAGAACACTACATTTTGATCCAGGTTTTGGTGGTTCTTTAAAGAATATTCTACTTCCTAAAATAGTATATGATTCATTTGGAATTTGTAGTATATCATTTAAATATATGAATAAATTATTTTCCAATTCTATATCAGAACCTGGATTTTTCTTTAGATCTACAACATCAGTAACACCACTTACAGTTTGTGTTAATGTGAATTTGGTTCTTGATCCATTAAAATATACAGAAATATCATCAAATGATATAAACTGTCCAACAAAAAATCCACTAAATTTATCTGTTAGTGTTTCATTTACGGTAATTCTAAATTCACTGAATGATGTTCCTATGTTTGGATTTGTGGTCAAACCCACAACAGATAATACATCGCCAACTTTATATCCAATTCCTGGGTTGTCTATATTGAACTGAATAATACTTGACCCATTTCCAACTTGAACTGAAACCTTTGCCCCTATTCCATTTCCACTAGATCCACCCGTGTAAGCAACGCCTAAATTGCTGTAAGGTAATGGTAAACTTATTACTGCAACTGGCAATGATGTGACAGTATATCCAATACCTCCGTTTATAATAGATAGTGACGTTATTGTTCCTCCAGCCCCAACAATCGCAGAAATTGAAGCACCAGACCCAACAGTTGATGCAATACTTACAATCGGAGACGTTCTATACCCACTCCCAGCGCCTTTCAGGGTGATTGAATTGATTGTTCCACCCGCTGATACAGAAACAGTTGCTGCGGCACCAATCAGGGGTTGATAACCAAACCCAGTTGTAATTGCAACATTTACAATTTTACCTGCACTTGGAGCACCAGTTAAAAACTTAATCGTATTTGTATTTGGTGTATCAATTGTATAATCAACTTCTGGAGTTTGGAAAATATTATTAATTAGAATAAATGGTTTGTTGTTTATGTTTGTGCTACTATTTGTACTTGTAAAAATTCCAGCAACTGGCTGATTGTTTGACGATAATACAAATGTTGTAGCTGCAATACCAGTAAATTGATCCGATATATCATCCAAAATTAAATTATTATCAACTGGATTATATGCATCCAATTGTCTCGAAAATACTCTTCCAGAAAAAGATGAATTTTGAATTAATTGTGGATCGGTTGATGCAATTGATGGACCATAAGGAGGAGTTGAAAAATATATTACATCATCAATAATATTAAAATCTCCTTTCACTATTGTTGTAGCTGCCCCAACAGTATGCCCAACAGCAACGGATCCCATAAATGCTCTAGTTACGTTTAAAACATTAGTAGAACCAACTCCAACAGAATTGACTTTTAGATATTCATTATCAATTTGGAGAATATCATTATTAAAAACAGAGCTGATTCCGGAAGATATGTATACACTTGTAGAACCAATACCAATAGATGTAGAAAGACCCAGTAATATTTTTTTTCTATGAATTGGACTTTGAATAATATTATCAATCGAAATTATCACATTTTCATTTGGATTTTTAAAACTAAATGATTGAGTTCCAGTCGTAAGTGATGTCAAATTGAACGGAGTATTCAAAGTTGTTGAAAAACCAGAAACTTGAAAATTATTTGTATCAATTTTTTTGACAAATATATTTGATGGAAGTTTATTGGTCCCCAATAAGGTTGGAGATAAGTATACGTTATCTGCTGGAGTAGACCCACCAACATTAGAACCAGAAATTATAATTTGATCTGTTGATGCATATCCTGTTCCTCCATTTACAATCCTTACTTCAGAAATATCTTTATTTGCGTCTCTTGTTACATTGAATATTGCACCAGTTCCAATCCCACTAGAAGTAGATGCAACACTTACATATGTCGTATTTACAGTTCCAGCTCTGGTTGTAGAAACTCTTGATATTGTAAAATATAAATTATTTGTGGGGGTTGCACCACCCATATAAGTTCCAGCAATTGAAATTTGTTGCCCAACGGAATATCCACTTCCTCCATCAATTAACTGAACTGATGTTCCAATAGGATTACCAGTGCTACTATTATAAGTAATAAGAACTTGAAATAGTGCTCCTGTTCCAATTCCAATATTTACCACTCCAGGAATTGAATTACCAAATCCAAAATATTGTGAAAAAATTCCAGGAGAAACTGTACTACTAATACCAGTAACAATTCCAATATATGGAACATAATTATTATATCCATTTTCATATATTGCACTTCCTATTCCTGCACCAACTTTCATTAATATATCAAGAGTTCCCGTTGCATATGATGTGGTAGCAATACCAATTCTTGTTCCAACGCCAGGATTATAAATTATTTCTTGCCCAGATTGAAATCCATGATTTGGGATGATAAATTTATCATTTGATAAATCAATAATCGTGCTAGCAGATCCAACAAACTCTTTATAAAAAATCGGATCACCTTTACTTTTTAATTTAAAACTTGACAAACCAACAATCGAACCACCAATAGTGGTAGTAAAACCAGTAAATTGATTACTGATATCATCAATCATATAAACTTTGTTTGTTTTATTTAATGTATAAGATCTAAGAGCAATTCCTTCTAAGAAAAATATTCTTTCAACTGATCCATCATCTAATTGATCATCTTCATATACCATAGCAAAATTATTTTTAACAGATAAATCTGCGGTATTGTCTATATTTACAAGTAAAAATGGATCTGGATTTACAGCGTTTACTTTCATATTTGTTGATTTTCCAACACCAAGATTTAATGGACCAGAAGTTACTATTCCCGTAATAACTAAATCAGAAAATTCTTTAAATCCAGATGGATGTACAATTGATTTTACAGATTCTTTCCAAGTTGAATATGGTATTTGTCCTTTAATCGAATATGAGAATTTTTGATAGTAATCATTATCAGAAATTCTTTGTTGATAATCATTTAAAAATCCAACTTTATCACCAAAATCATTAATTTTTTCTCTAAAAACATTTAAATCAGAATCCAAAGAAAATTTACTTACATATTTAACTGTTCCATTTAATTTTGATTCCTCACCATAAAGTTTATCTTCGATATTTAATGTTCCCTGAACATCTATCAATCTTAATTGATTAGTATCATTGTCCCACCCATTTTCCATAACTTTTGCAGAAAATGTAGATCCAGAAATAACTCTTTCGCCAGAATTATAATTTGCATCATCAATTAGAACCATCTGAAATTCTGCCATATCTTTTTTATTAACAACATATCCAAGTGTTAATAAGTTATTATAATTTCCAAATGTTCCTGTCTGTAAACCAGACATTGAATAGTTTACAACAAAATTTGTAGTGTTTACACCTGTTACTGTAAAAAAATTATATCCATAATCTTTTGAATTGAAATTTGCTAATCCAGAAGATGAAGGTGTCAATCTGCATTTTTCGATAAAGATCTTATCTCCTACAGAAAATGGAAAATCAATTTCAGTAGTTCCATACCCTGTAGAAATGTATGGATATAAAACAGGGTCATTAACTAATTCAATTGTTCCTATACCACTAGTAGCACTAGCATAAATTGAATCTATTTCATATCCATTTGAATTATTATATGGAACAATTCTAAGTGGTTCTTTTAAATTATAAGAGTTTTTTAAAATATTTACAGAAACAACTGATCCACCTTGAATTCCTGCATATATTTCAATATCATTATTTCCTATTATTTTCAATTTGGGTGGTGTATTGTAATTTTTTCCAGATGTTAAAATTCCAACATAATCTATTCTAGCAATGTCTTTGATAATACAAACCGCTGGAATACTTAATTGCGGTAAAGTTGTAGGATCTGTCGGATAATCAAACCCATCTTTGATTCTGTCAATTGATATTATTTTTCCAATTTCTTCTGAAGTTGGATATAAAATTGCGCCACTTCCAGTTGTACTTGCAATTGAAACAATTGAAGGAATTTTTGAATAAGATTTTCCTTTAGAATTGATTCTTACTTTTGATATTGAACCAGTAGAATTGATTGAATCTGTATCATAAAAAACCGATGAAATACCCGATGTTTGTGTGTATGAAGTATCTTCTGGTTTTTGTTTTAAATTAAATTTAAATGAAGTAGAATTAATTCCTATTATTGAATAGTCGCTATTCAATAAACTTTGCCTAATGTCAATTTTATTATTTCCAAATACTTCAAAATCAGAAGACAATTGAAAAGCATCAATATCAAAAAGAGAAGTTGGAGAAAATTTATAATAAAGCAAATTTGGAATATTTCTTTGATTTGTTGTTATTGTAACAGCAACACCAGATCTATTAATAGCTAATGAATTTGTTTTCTTTTTATCTATTTCGAATCTTTTTTGAAAATTTTGATCTTTGTAAAATTCTAATTTTAAATCATTTAAAGATAAATCTGATACATCAAAAGTAATTACATCCCCTTTGGTAAAAGATAATGGAGGATTTATGAGTGCGATATTATGAGTACCTACACCAACAGAGGTAAATGTGATTCCAATTCCAATTGATGCATCATATGCATAATTTGATAATTGTATTTTGTCTGGATTTTGTTTAATTACATAATAAATTGAACCATCAACTAATCCTCCAATACCTACATTTCCTGCATAGTATATTATTTTATCTCCTGTTTTTAAATTATTATTTGGAATATTAATATTTGAAGTTCCCCCTATAGAAACAAAATTAGTAGAAATACCTATCAAATCGGTTGTTATTTTTTTATTTTTTCTATCAAATCTAAATTTAATACTTTCTTCTCTTGACGGAAGAACTGTAAATTTAATTTTATCTCCGTTAAATAAACCATGAGGATCAGAAGTTGTTACAATTCCCGCATAGTTTTGAACTCTTCCAGTAATTTTTGGATAATATGTTGTCAATGAATGCGAATAACCAACGGAAGAATTATATAAAAACGTTACCGAATTTAATGTTGTTCCAATACCAACAGAAGTAGTAAATCCTAGAGTTGAAATACCAAGAAAATTATTTCCAAAATTTACAGCATATACAATTTGATTATTATTTAATGTTATTGGTGCTCCATTAGACTCCGAATATGCACTAATTCCAGCTCCTGTAGAATAATTATATACCAATGGTTGTCCAGTATAAAATCTATGATTTTCTAGATATATGGATTTTTCTGGAACAAATCTGATATTTATTGTACTGGTTCCAATACCTACAACAGAATAAGTAGATCCAGATTGTCCATATCCAATAGTATTTGTCGGGTCAAAGTAAACAGTTTTATTTTCTGGAATTGTATACCCAATTGCTTTTGGTTCAAAAAATTCAAATTTATTTGTAAGAAGTCTTACGCTTTCAATTCCTACTGTATGAATTCCTCCACCAGATTGCCTATTGACTAAAATTTGAGATTTTTTTGAATCAATGCCGGTGATGATCATATATTCTGTTCCAATACCAATATTATCACTTACCTCAAATCCAACAACATCTTTAACTGTGAGATATGTTGATATTCCTGTCGTAGATGTATTTTGTAACGTTTCTACCAATTCTGTCGTTTTTTGGTTTACGAAGATAGTTTTAACACCTTCTAATTGTGAAAGAGAAATTGTAGACAACCCAGAAATAACTACTTCATCACCTGTGGTTAAATTATGAATAAATGAAGTTATTCCTACAATTTGATTCAAAGTATTTTCCTTTGAATAAAAAATTACATCATTAAAAGTAGTCACTCCAACTATAAGATTTGATATATTTTTACCAGATATTCTTGAAATTTGGGCACTCACACCTGTGCCGTCTGGTGTGTTAGAAAATTTAATTACATCATTCACAGAATAATTTGAACCAAAATTGTCAATAAAAATAGAAGAAATTCCAGATTTTTTAATATCTTTTACAATAAATTCTTGTTTTAAATTTGGAGAAATTTTTTCAATAATTTCATAACCAGAATTTATGGAATCTACATAATAATTACTAAAATTTCTAATTATATTATAAGTTGAAATGTTTGTTTTTTGTGAAAAACTTGGATTAAAGTTTTCTAAAATTGGCGTATCTTTAAATTTTTGACTAATTACATATGGATATAATGGGTTTAATATATTTGATATTAGTTCAAATGTTGTAAAATAAGCATATGTCCCATATGGATATTCTGGAGTAATGCAATATCTTCCATTATATTCATCCAAATCTCCGGAAGAATTATATTCATAATCATTAATAAAAAATCCATTTACAAAATTATTTGGTCTAAGATCATTAGTTGGTAATGATTTTTTACTATAACTAGATGAAATTAATTTAATGGTAGTATCATTTAAATTTTCATATCCATATGGACCATAAATTGGATTTCCATCATATGCCCATCCCACAATTGGGGAATGTCGAAATGAAGAAGTTTGTTCTTGATTATTGTCTAAAATATTATCTGAAAGATTTTTTCTAAATTGTCTTGACAAATAAAAATTTATTGGTTGTAACCCCAAATTCAAATCTAATGCTGGATATGAAAGTGTTTCGTCATCGCCACCATTTACTAGAATTGTATTTTTATTTTTTTCAACTTGATCAATTTTCCATTCAAAAACGTCTACTACAAATTTTAAATCAGATCCTCTTCTTACTGCGCTTAATGTTGTATTTGATGAAGCATAACCAACTCCACCGTCAACAATAGAAAAATTTACAATTGATCCATTTTCAATTATTGGTTTTAAGTCGGCATATTTTCCTTCACCATAAATTATTACTTGTGTTCCATTATCATATCCATTACCTCCAAAAATAATTTGAACATCATTGATAGATCCATTTACAATTACCGGTTTAAGTAGTGCTTTACTAATTGAAGATAATTCTACATTGGGTCTTCTATGGAAATTGATAATGTTTGGACTTCCATAAGAATTTCCTCCATTTTCAATATATACACTTTCGGCAGATCCCAAAACAACAGGAGTCAATATCGGTGCAACAATAGCAGTAGATCCAATTCCAGAAACTGTTTCTATATTAATTTGAATTGGTGGATAATAAAAAGTATGAGTTCCAACACCCAAAGAATCAAATTTTACGTATTTTTTATTTAAATAATTTTGTTTAATTGAATTAATTTCTGTTCCAGTTTCTGAAAGTTTGAATTTATTTTTATCAACTACTGTTACTACGTAATCTGTTGTCGATAATAATCCAGAAATTGATGTATTAGTACAGGAATATTTTATAAAATCTTGATTTTTAAATCCGTGATTTTTTGCAAAAATATAATTATCTGCAGTATTAATTCCAGATATTTCCATTCCAAAACTAGGATAAAAACTAGAAGCAACTTTAACAAGTCTATTTGAATAATTTTTTCCTTTATTTTTTACATATATTTTAGTAATTGTGTTTTTTGAATTTAAAGTATTAAATTGATGAAAACCAGAACTAATTCCAGTAATATTAACTGTATTAATGCCAACTATAGAATCATTTTTATTTTTATGTAATTTTACTGATTTTGAATTTACAATTTTTATAAAATAATTAGATTTATCAATTAATCCCGAAATATTCGTATTTCCATTTGTTGAATAGATTACTTCTTCGTGATTATCAAAATTGTGATTATTTAAAAAAGTAATAGTATCTGTATTAATATTTACTGATGTTCCATCGGCTTTTAATTTAGAAATAATTTTGGATTTGACTAAATTTGTTTCTAATATTGCTCCTTCGCCATTTCCGCCAGAAATAGTTACTTTTGGTTTTCTATCATATCCAATTCCAGGAGAATTGATTTTCACTTCTTCAATTGAACCAGAAAGGATCAAATGTGCATTACAACCAGATCCAATAGAATCTGAAATAATCAAATTTGGTGGATTTATAACGTCATAATCTTTTCCTGGATTTGTGACTGTAATAGAATTGACCATTCCATAATAAATATTTTCATCAAATAATGTGGGTGAGTATATTTCTACACCATTTGCAAAAATACCTACTTGTCGATTAAAAGTAGTTCTATTTTCTGGATCATCAAAATAATCAATAGAATCATTTAATTTGATTTTTTTTAATAACTTTTGATCTTTGATTATTTTATTTTCAAAACCAAGTTTGTAGATTTGATCTGATGTTATTGGATAATCAATCTGAATAAATTTTTCATTAAAAATATCACTATTGCTATATGACAATTTAATTTGGTTGTCATTTATTTTTGTTACAAAATATACCCCTGTAGAAATTCCAACAGAATTTGAATTGTAATAAATTTTGTCTCCAGTTAAGAAATTGTGATTGTTTGTAGTTAAAACGGTCGTACCAGATCCAACAGAACTAATATTTTTTTCTGTTGATGTGCATGTAATTTGATAATCAGGAAGACCAGAACAAGCAACATATAAGTATTCTTCATTTTTGTCAATATATGTATTTTGAACTGATGAAATTATATTTGAAACATTTGAAAAGACATTAGAACTTGATTTTATAAGTTTTCTTTTAATTTTACTTACATTATTTAAATTTAATGTTTTTGATGTTTCTATAATAAATCTATTTTTGATTTCTCTTTTATCACCATCCTCTACATTTGTAACTGTTGCTTCAATCTGTTCTTCGCCGTCAAATATATAAATTTTTTGATTTTTATGTACAATTAAATTATCTTTTAAATATATTCTATAAGTATTATTTGTAAGAATTTCAATATTTTGAATATCATGATTGGTTGGAATATTGTAAACCCAACTTGTAAATTTATAATCTTTTGAAATATTTTTACCAAAAGAACTTAAGGATATTTTATCTCCTTTTCTTAAGTTTGAAGATTTGTCAAAATTGACATTTCCTATTACGTTAATAATTCTAAATTTTATTGGAGATATGTTATCAATATCAGAATCTACATAAGAATAAGCTAATTTATTTTCATAAATTAAATCACCAAATTGCAAATCATAAATGAGACCAGTAATATTTAATAATTGAGTATTTGTTTTATCTGTGTAATTTATTTCAATATTTCCGCTATTTGTTTTTGCAATTACGGTGCCAGAATATGCAAATCCAACTGTAGAATCTACATTAATAACTGTTGAATTTTTTGATATAGAATCAATTACTTTTGTGGTTCCGGTAAATTCAAAACTATTAATAAAAGAAGTTGAATCTAAAGAAATTTCATATAAATTCTTACCTTGAACTGGTCTATATTCGACATTATAAATTGAAGCTGAAGCAGTTCCAGAAGATATTTGCTGATACAAAGTAGATCCAGCAAGAAAAAGAGGATCATCACCAGAAACTTTTTCTACTAAAATATTTTTTGTTATAAAATAATTATTATCAGATGGCCTCAACATATATTCTTGAGGTTTGATTACTTCGACATCTTCACCAAAGAGAACTTTGAATAATATTTTAAAAGATGTATCAGTTCCCTTTGATGTATAAAAATCTTTTGCTCTTGATAAAATATTTTCGATGGATATATTGGAGGTAAAACTTCTTTCTTCAAATCCTGGAAGAAATTGGTTTTTAAATTTTTTAAAAAATTCAAAAAAGAAAATATAATTTAAGTTATTAATTATTGTTCCGGCAGAATGGTCTTCTGCTAAAGTTTTTGTAAAAGTTAAAAATTCTGGATTATTGTTATTTTCAAGATTTTCAATACCACTAAAACCACGTATACATCCAAGAAAAGAATTTTGTGTTTTTGATGTATATGTAATGATCTCATCGTTAATTTTTAATATACCATATTTGTCTGGATATCCGATTGTATGAGATGCATAAATTATATCATCAAATGATAAAATAGAAGAAGTTAATTTTGATTGTACCTGAGAGTCTATTAAAGTTTCATTATTAAAATTTTCAATACTTTTATATTTTACTAGATTATTTGATAAATCAACTACACCCGTTTGGTGTTCTTGTGAAATGTAATATTGATTTAAAAATTGTTTAAATGTGGGCGATTCTTCATTTAGAAACTCCGGTATTTGAGAATCTAAAATGTGATTGATTTTAACTCTTTTGATCTCAGACATTTATCTTGTGTACAATCCGTTAAGGTAACTTGAGGTAGAAGTATATTGTGTAGCTGAAGTATTTTCTCCAGATTCAATAACATCTTCTATAGTATTTACCACAGTATTTGAAATATCTATTTGAAGATATATATCTTTCAATGCAATTATATCATTTGACTCCGGAACTGCTTCAATTTGAATAACACCAGTTTCAAGAGATGTAGAAGTAATATTAATTATATCTAGTATAATTTCACCTTTTGTATAATCAACTGTTCCTGCATTATTTTTTACAATTACGGGATTATTGTCTATAAGTTTAAATAAAATAATTCTACCAGATGATAATGAAATTGGAAAATCTGTAATATATAAAGTTTCGGCAAATTCATTAGTTTTAAATCCAGAAGATTTGATGCTATAATTATTTGTTTTTTGGTGAAATTTATTACCAAAACATATCTCATAAGTTGCAAATGTATTAAATGCTGGTTGCAAGTCTCTTCTCATTTTGACTTTTGTAATATTAGATGTAATTGCTCGATTTGTATTATCAATTAAACTATTAACCTTACTATACTTAAATCTTCCACCAAAACTATTTACGTCCGTTGATCTTGAATATATGTTTAAGGTATTAATAACTTGATTGCGAAGTAGACTTGCATTTGCAGTAAATGATTGATTGTAATATATTGTTGTGTCCAATTCTACATAAAGATATTTTAAATCAATAATTTCAGGTTTAATTCCAGCAATACTATATTGTTTTAGTTTTTTTCTAATTTCATTTTTTTTAATTTCTGATAAAAAATTTCCATTTCTTGGTTTGATTGATATGAATACCTTTCCGTACTGTGGTGGATCTAATTCGTCTCCACCATAAGCAGATACCGAATCCACATTTGTATAAATGTATGGTATTAGTGCTTTATAGTCGTTTGCTGTGACTGCTCTGTATTGTGATGCATATACTCTTGGTGCAAGATATTTGATAGAATCCAATTCTTCAATATCATCTCCATTTTGAGCAGATGTTGTTGTGGTTAAAAGTGAAATCCCTGATGTAATTGTAATTGCGTTATTGTCCACAATTGAACCAGAAAATGTAAAATTGGATGCACCATTTGCAGTTTTTCCATTAGTTACGATGTATGAAACAAGTACAGTGCTTCCGTTTTCTGGTTTCTTTCCCAATAAATTATCACCAAAAAGAATTTGGTATTTTTCATCATTGACTTCTTGAATTAAAAATACTTTAGAATTTTTATCAATATTTAAAATATTATCATAAAGCGAATATTTTTCGGTTGATGTTAAAGATACACTTACTCTGATTGTAGATGTATCGATATCGGTGTTATCTAAAATGTATTTTTGGTTTGGTTGACTATAATCAATCGTAAAAGTTTTAGTTAAATATGTTCCTTCATAAATTGATATATCATTAAAATATGCAATACCAAAATTATCAACTGTGGTTGTTATAGCAGAAGGAATTGAAAATATATAATTGCCAGATTCAACAGCACCCAAAGCAACAATTCCTGCCTTTAATGTAACTGTTCTTGAATTTAAAGATCCGGTATTTACCGTAAAAGATATTTTAGATTCAGCTGATCTTTTAGAACGAGGAACGTAACCAATATTTCTTGCAAGAGATACAACATTTTCTCTTAATGTCGCAGAATCAATAAATGACTCATTTGCTTGCATATTAGTATTATATGCAGTAATATAACTATTATATGCTAAAACATCTATTAGAATTGAAAAATTAGATCCTTCAAAATCAAAATCACTAAAATCTGTATTTGCTCTCAGATAGTCCTTAATCTGAGTTCGCAAATCATTAAAATCTAAATTTGTAAATTGATTAAATGACATTATACTTTTGTTGATTGTAAAATAAATTCTATATTCTGAGTCGCAAAAGGCATACCAACAATGTCATAAGAAATACTAATATTTAAATCATTATTATCTAATTCAGATTCAATGATCACATTATTTAATTTAATTCTGTATTCATAATTATTAATTAAATTTGTTATTTCTTGTTCTAAAAATACAGATATTTCAGAACTTTGTATTTCAAAAAGGGAGTTTTCAATAGATGTTCCTAATAAATTATTAAAAAATCTTTCCCCAATACGAGTTCTTACAAGATTCATTACCGATCTTTTGATCGAATCTTCATTTTTTAAAACAGTTAAATCATTCGTAATTGGATGTCTAGTAAAAGATAAACTAATATCTTTAAAACTACGAGAAATTTTTACTGCCATTCATTTTTTCTCTTTTATATATCTATAATACTTTTTACCAAGTTTTTCCATAATTTGGTTCCGTTCCATATTCCCAATCATCATAATCTTCATCATTACGAATTTTTTCATGAAGATCGGTTTGTTTTTTTAAATTATGATTGGGTGCCAAATCATGCATAATTTCTTGAATGATTCTTTTTGGCGGTTCTGTTTTATAATCCGTAATCAAATGCGTAGTTCCCCACATTTGACGCATATATTCTTTGTCTCTATCGACTGATAAATTGGACATTTTTCTCCTGTTTTAAAAATAAAACAGAACTTTTATGATGGAGGTTTCTATCTCCAAATATATTTAACGATTTAGATTTCTGATTTTATAATTGTATGAATTAAAATATTTTAAAAGTTCAATTGCAACAATTTTTGGATTTCCTTCTCCACAAGTGTAAATGTCAATTGCAATACATCCTTTTTCCGGCCATGTATGCGCCGAAAAATGACTTTCTGATAATGCAATCACAATCGTAAGACCTTGTGGTTCAAATTTATGAGTAAAGATATTTAAAATAGTCATCTTTGCACGAGAAATCCCCCTTTGGATTACTTCCAATAGAGGGATTGTATCATTTAACAAATTATATTCAATATCATATACCTCTAATAAGAGGTGATTGCCCATAGAAAATTGTTCCAATAATTATGATACTAAAAAATTATTTATTTTAATTTAAATTTGTAATTTCATACATGTAATGATTAGATGTTTCTATTTTTCTTTTATTTTCTACGGAATATAAATTCATATCAATCTCATGTCCAGGATTTTTGTCTATTCTATTGAATGTCCAGGCACTATCATACCATATAATTCTATTATTTGGGTATGCATAGTAATTTCCAGTTTCCATCTTGAACAAATGAGCACATTTATGTTCAGGAGTCTCTGAAAAATTAAGATCAGTGACTCCTTTATTTTCCCATGACCAATCAAGAGTAAACATATAACTTCCAATCACCTTTTTTCCGTCAGGACGAATTAATTCTGCTTGTAATCCAGCAAGACGAGCACGTTTCTGAACGTCAATATATGGCGAAAAACAGTCCCAGTACATAATATCTTCCAATGGTTCAATTGGTGCATCTGATTTCCAACAAAAGGCATGAATAGGTCTACGAGTCCAATTTACACCATTTTCAAGAAATGCCTCAAACAAAGGAACTCTTTTTTCAATACTAGCAACACAATGCACATCACATTTGGTTACTTCGCCATGCCCCTTTATATGATTAAAAAGAAACTCATTACGAATATAACAACTCCAATCTGGAAGGCTGTGATTTAGATAAGCCATTTTTATCCTTTACCTTGACCTCTATATTTTTTTCGAGCGGAATTTCGACTTGTCTTCGAATACTTTGTATTCTTTCCTTGTCCTTGAAGTGTATTCTTAGGTGTACTATCAATCTTTTGATCTTTTTTATTTAGTGCCATTTTAATTCTTCTCCTTTTTTGTTCAAAAAACGGTTTTTGACGGGATTTTTGCGTAAGTGTTATAAGAATACTATAAGAAGCAGTTCCTATAACATCTCTGAGATATAGAAAAATACCTCTATAAGACTTGTTTAAATCTCATAGAGGTATTCTAAGTTAAACCACTGAAAACGTCAAGAAATGTCTGAGAGATAATGCTCAGATAACTCTCATCTTTTCATGTCCGACACGAATCTGTGGATCACACCAAATTTCAAATCCTTCTTCTTTTGCATCGAGACAGAAAGAAACATCTTCTCCACACATATCTTGTACTTCTCCAGATTCAAAGACTTGCATTTTAGGAGCAAACCAAGGATATTCAAGTTTTTCAAATACTCCTTTTTTAATCAGCACCCAACCAAATCCTGTATAATCGACTGTAAATGGTTTGCGCCTTTTGCCCATTGTATCTAAAGTTTCATGATTCATAACTCCTCCATTGCCCCTAAAATCGTCTTCTTCTAACCAATGAGCAACT